CAACCCTAACGACGTTTCATACGCTGGCGCGAAAGGTATCATGCAGCTGTTACCAGAGACGTTTAATATATACGTAGAAAAATATCCCGAACTCTTCAGCGAAGGTGACATTTTAAATGTGCAAGAAAACGTTTGTGCTGGCATTTTGTATCTCCAGGAGAGCTATCAGGCTTGGGCACAACACACGACAAACGAAACTGAAGCACTAGACTTAGCTATTGGCTCGTATTTAATGGGTGTGCAAGGGTTGAAAAACCTGAGCGACGATCCGCTACAGGCTATAAAAAGTGAACAGCATTTTGTTAGCGAGTATGTAGAAAGGGTTAAAACTAATGCAAAATTGTACTCTGTTAATAAGGAAAGGAGGTGAGTAAGTGAGGAACACGGAAATAATTCACAGTGCACTTGTGAAGTCAGGCATGGAGTTACCAGAGCTGGAGCTAGAAGGAGTAAGCACGCGGTGCATGGTATGCGGTAAAGAGATAACTCAAGGCGTTAAGAGTTTAACGTTAGGGAGGTGTTGCGTATGAATGATGAAGTTAAAATGCAGAGCGTTACTGTTGAAAAGAAGAAGGAAGAGATCATGAAAAAACAAGGTGCACATGATTATGTTTATTGTCCAGAATGTGGCTCGCCGGTAATTCACGAAAGTGGCTGTGTAGTGTGTCCGAGCTGTGGGGGGGGGGCTGTGTGGGTAACATTCATAAATTCTAATCTAGCCATAAATAAGCCAAACGTGTCGCAATTAAGTCAATTTAACAAAATCGGTGCAGGACGTTGCTGATAATGGCATTAGATTGCACAATAAAAAACGATAAAGGCTTTGTAAATAGGCTCTTATGCGGCGATAACCTAGATATTTTGGCAAAAATACCAAAAGAAAGCATTGACTTGATTTATATTGACCCGCCATTTTTCACGAACAAGCAGTACGAAGTGGTTTATGGTACTAACGCTGAGAGGTGCGGCTTCAGCGATAAGTGGAAAGGTGGAATAGAACAATATATTGACTGGCTTAAACAACGGGTGCAATTAATGTATGAAACGTTGCGCCTTACTGGTTCGTTTTATTTACACTGTGATTGGCACGCTAATGCGCACATTAGAATAATGCTAGACCAGATATTCGGGTATAAGAACTTTCAAAATGAGATTATATGGCATTACGGGCTTGGCGGAAGTTCTCCCAAGCGTTTCTCTCGAAAACACGACACGATTTTATTTTACACCAAAACAAATGATTATAAATTTTATCCAGAAATGGTTCCTGCCTCTTCTCAGAAGATGAAAGGGCAATTTAAAAAGGTCGATGATGTATGGGACATTCCATCTATTAACAACATGGCTAAGGAACGTACGGGTTATCCAACACAGAAGCCAGAAAAGCTCCTAGAGAGGATTATAAAAGCATCATCTAGCGAAGGCGATGTGGTAGCAGATTTCTTTTGTGGAAGTGGGACAACCTTAGTTGTAGCGCAAAGATTAAATAGAAGGTGGATAGGTGTAGATATATCGCCTGCGGCAATTAAGCTTGCAGAAGAAAGATTAAAGGGGTGATAATGTGTGGGTAAGCGACTAAGGGCTCCATTTACGTGGATAGGCGGCAAACATTTTATGGTTAAAAAACTCTTGCCTTTAATACCGAAACACCACACGTATGTGGAGGTGTTTGGTGGTGCTGCCAACCTCTTATTAGCAAAAGAACCTTCTGCGGTAGAAGTCTATAATGATATTGACAGTGGGTTAGTAAACTTCTTCAGAGTTATCAGAGACAAAGACAAATTTAAGCGGTTTTATGAGCAAGTAATGTTAATTCCTTATTCACGTGAGGAATTTTATTATTGTACAGATACTTGGAGAGACGAAGAAGATGATATTTTAAGAGCAGTAAAATGGTTCGTAGTTGCAAGGCAAAGTTTTGGTGGAAAACTCGGAGGTAGTTGGGGGTATGGTGTAACAGCGAGCAGTAAAGGCATGGCACATCGTGTTAGCGCTTGGTTTTCAAGTATAGAGTTGCTTCCAGAAGTATCGGAACGATTTCTTAGAGTTCAAATAGAGCATAATGACTTTAGAAAAATATTAAAAGCATATGACACAGAAGAAACTTTCTTTTATTTAGACCCACCATATGTTTTAGAAACAAGAAGGGGTGGCGAAGTTTATCGCAATGAAATGACCTTAAGTGACCATGAGGAATTAGTAAACTTGTTGTTGCACGTAAAAGGCAAGGCGATGTTATCTGGATATGAGCATAGTGTTTATAAGCCATTGGAACAAGCTGGGTGGACTAAATTGGTGTTTGAAGCGAGGTGTCACGTTACTGGAACTACTAAGGGAACAAAATACTTACAAAACAAAGAAAATGCGGAAAAGCTTAAACGCACAGAGTGTGTATGGTTAAATTATAACGTGGAGGTACAATCATGAAACCTTGGGCTGAAGCATTTTATCAAAAATTCAGCAAGAAGACTCCATCTTCTCTAAGATGGAGATGAATTGCGGTTGACAAGTATTCAGTGATGATAGCCAAGTCGTGGTGGTCAAGAGTTTGATAGTCAGTAGGGTAGGAACTACCCGAATTTACGCCTGTGGAGATTGGGCCTCTACTGCTGGGAGTCTCCCAGCAGCAAGTCTAGTCAATGAAGCACGAAGCCTGCGACTTCAGTCGTGGGAGGTTCACCAGTGGGATTAGCTAAAACTGTGGTATAATGAAAAAAGGAAGGTGATTTAGACAATGCTTAAAAACGTTCTGCGTTATCCTGGCGGGAAATCAAAAGCACTAAAGTACATATTGCCCAACTTACCTGCAAGCTTTAAAGAATATAGAGAACCAATGGTTGGTGGCGGTGCAGTCGCTCTTGCTGTTAAACAACTGTACACCAATGTCAAAATCAAAATCAATGACCTCAACTACGACTTGATTTGCTTTTGGAAACAATTGAGGGATAACCCTGTACAGTTAATAGAGGAAGTTAGCAAGATAAAGGAAAACTATAAAGACGGACGAAAATTGTATGAGTATCTTACATCTCAAAGCAATGGTAGCGAGTTTGAAAGAGCAGTAAGATTTTATATTCTCAACCGTATCACATTCTCAGGTACAGTGGATTCTGGTGGATACTCTCAACAATCATTTGAAAATCGTTTTACGTGGAGCGCGATAAATAAACTTAAACAGGCAGCTGAAATTATCAAGGATTTTGAAATATCCCATGGAGATTACGAAAAACTTTTATTTGAACCAGGCGATGAAGTATTTATTTTTTTAGATCCACCTTACTACAGTACCACTAAATCTCGCCTATATGGAAAAAATGGGGACTTGCATTTGAGCTTCGACCACGAAAGATTTGCCTTCAACATGAAAAAATGCCATCACCTTTGGATGATAACTTATGATGATTCACTGGAAGTTCGTAAGCTGTTCAGATTTGCTAATATCTATGAGTGGGAACTGCAATACGGAATGAATAACTATAAACAACCAAAAGCAAAAAAAGGAAAAGAATTATTCATAACCAACTACAAAATAGAGAAGACTCCATCTTCTCTAAGATGGAAATGAATATTTTGGGCAAAGTAGCTGGCGAGTCTGCTGCAAAGCAGATAGCCAGTAGTGGGCGTGTGAACCGTCCTGTGAGAATAAGGGTAGTGTAAAAACTACCAAACTTCTCACGAAGCCTCCGCCTCTATAGGTGGGTGGTAGTTCACCACCAGAAAACATTATCGACCCCAATGTGACATTAAACCTTGATAATCTAGAACTGCTTTGTAAATAGAATGGAATGTTTGTGGATTAGCTACAATACTAAACAATAAAAAGCCCGATTTATACTATTGAAAATCGCTTAAAGATGTGTTATAATATAACATAGATATTAAATAAGGAGGTAGTAAAGTGGATTTAAAAACAAATTGTAAAGGGAATGTTGTAACAGTCGAAATTACAATTGATAAAGAGGAAATAAATAAGCCGGTTTACTTAATTTCAGACGTGCACTTTGATAGCAAGTTTTGTGACAGAGCGTTGCTAAAAAGACATTTAGATGACGCGCTAAAAGAAGACGCCCTTATAATAATAGGCGGTGACTGGTTTGATGCGATGCAGGGTAAAATAGACCCAAGAAGAAATTTGGACGCTTTAAGGCCAGAGTATAGAACAGAAAAATATTTTGATGTTGTTGTTGAAGACTCTGCTAAATTTTTAAGTCCTTACGCGAAAAACATTATCGCTGTTACTCAAGGAAACCACGAATTAGCTGTAAGAAGAAATTATAATACAGACCTTACCGATAGGCTTGTGTTTAACTTAAAGCTTTACGATAGCCCGGCTGTTACTGGATTTTGGAAGGGCTGGGTTCGCTTCCTATTGCGTCACAATAAAAGACAAGGCAATATAAAAATGTACTATGCACATGGTGCGAGCGGGGCCTTCTCTCCCACCACAAAAGGAGTTTCTGCTGTTAGTAGGCAAGCCACATATGAACCCGATGGAGACATTGTTTGGAATGGAGACACCCACACAGCATATATTTTACCAATAGCCAGAGAAAGATTGTCTAACAAAGGAATCATTTACAATGATATTGCTTGGTACCTTAGAACACCAGGATATAAAAGGGATTGGTCTGATAATGATGGATATTCGGCTCAGAAAGGGCTCGGACCGAATCCAATTGGTTGTGCAAAAATAACACTTCACTTTGGAAATTCGGGTTTTCCAAGTGTTGACGCGGAGTTGAAAATTACCGCTTAATAATGAAAAGAGCGGACATTCCTAAGCAGAAAAAGATAGAATTTGACACCAGAAGAGCGTTAAACCCAGAAACCATCATTAGATTCTTTCAGTCTACTCCACTACTTAGAGATGTGTGGTCTGTTTTAAAAAGAAATGATATCCAAATTGTCAAAAAGAAGTACTGGGAGTTATATAACCCACATACAGAAAAGTATAGAGACTTGTCCACGTTATTTTTTAATGCTTATTCTATTAGAAGGGATATTGTGCCTGTTCACGCTATAGGCTGGATATATTACACTTCCTTAGTTTGGTGTTGTAAAAGAGACGATAAATGGGAGAGATTTAGTAATGCCGCTCCCAAAATTGATTATGTTATAAGAAATTTACGTTTTAAAGAAGACGAACAGTGGGGATTAATACGAGATAGGGTTGCGGACTTATCTTTATTGTGGTTAGCTGCTAGTATAAATAATGGTGGATTTCCGTGGAAATCAAAAACAATGAAACACTTAATTTATACTACAGAGCCGAGCCTTGTTTATTATATGCTAGTCAGAACCGGCATAGCCACATTATTAAGCGTTGACCCAGTGCAACATTACAACTATATTAAAATAAATGAGAATATAGATGAAGATTTATGGGTAGATGTATTAGAATTAAATATTAAAAGCTTAAAATCTCTTAAAATAAATAGAAAAACTCTTAAAACATGATGTATAATAGTTAATATGAGTATCAACAACTCTGAGACAGGGGGCGGATATCATGCAGAACGTGTTTGAGTTTTTCATAGCCGGAAGGCCCGCACCAAAACAAAGAGCGAAATACTCCTCTAAGACGGGGAGATTTTATACTCCAAAAGAAACAGTTATATATGAAAATTATGTAAAGGAAATAACCAAGGATCATATTGTTTTACCTCTTGTTGGTCCAATTAAAGTTGAGATGATAATGTATTTTAATGCTTCTAGTAAAAGACCAGACATAGATAATGTTATAAAATCTGTATTAGACGGAATGACCGGAGCTGCGTATACAGACGATTCGCAGATTATGGAAGTTCACGCTATAATAAGACTAATTAATAAAAGGGAGGGACAAGGTGTTAAAATAAAAATTAGCGAGGTAGACAAAGATGAGTACAAAGACAAAGAAAGAGAAGATCTGGGTTAAACAACCGGGAGAACCTCAACGCGAATGGAATTTATTCGAAAAATATCTCTCGCTTGGCGCAAATCGTTCTTTAGAAGAACTTGCTAGAGTACAAGGCAGAAAGAAAGTACCAGAAATATACGTAACATATTTCCAAAATTATAATTGGGAAGAACGTGCGGCCGCATACGATGAATATATTTTAGAAGAACGCGGTAAAAAACGGGCATTTACCTCAGATAAAATTAATGAAGAGTTATTTTCTGTAGCTCAACGATTTTTAGATAAGGTTAACGAGCGCCTATCAACATTGGACTCTCAAACTTTATCTCCAAGAGATGTAAAAGAGTGGGTAGATGCAATAGTTAAAGTACAAAAGCTAAGTGCAGAAATGGGTATTGTGACGTCTAAGAATAGTAAAAATAAAGCTTATAATGGGCCTTTGGTAGAAGTCATAGTATCAGGAGAAGACAATGTGCCCAAGGAAATGCCTAGACCGCAAATTATTGCTGTAAATGGCGGTTTAGAAGAAGAAATTACGGAAGAAATGGCTGAAAACAGCGAAGATGGAGATGAAAATTAGTGGCAAAACATAAAATAACGTTTGTTCCACACGCTGGACAGTTAAAAGCTTGGAATTCCGATAAAAGAATCGTCGCAATGATAGCGGGATCTGGCGGTGGGAAGTCGCTATTGGGCTCATTTTGGTTGCTAAGAGAAATACAAAAACATCCTAGAGATTCATTTATGGCTGTTGCCCCAACTTATACAATGCTTGTTAGGAATTTGATGCCATACATACAAAATCTGTTAGAACCATACGGAGCTTACTACAGAACTAATGAAAAGGTATGGTATTTACCAGAAGGCGGAAGGGTAATAATGGGTTCTGCTGATAACCCATTAAGTTTAGAAGGAGCACACGTAAGAGCTGTTTGGTTAGATGAAGCAGGCCAAATGGATAGTCTAGTGTGGGACGTTGTAAGACGCAGAACTGCTTTTCACAAGGGCAGAATATTAATTACTACCACTCCATATTTTTGGAACTGGATAAAAACAGAAATATACGATAAATGGGCTTCTGGTGAAGATAGTGATATAGATGTTATAACCTTTGATTCTAAGACTAATCCTTATTTTCCAGTAGAAGAATTTGAGCGACTCAGAGCAACGATGCCGGAATGGAAATTTAAGATGTTCTACGAAGCACAATGGGCAAGACCATCTGGGTTAGTGTATGCCGATTTTAAAGAAGATGTTAATTTATGTCAACCTTTTGATATTCCAAGCGATTGGCGAAGGTATGTTGGTGTAGACTTTGGATTTAACAACCCGTGCGCTGCTGTCTGGGTCGCCGTCGACAAGGACACAGACACATGGTATGTATATCGCGAATACAAAAAGAAGGGCAAAACCGCACAGGAATTTGCATCTGAGATATCGCAAATTTCTAATGATGAGTTCATTTATAAAATTTATGGAGATCCATCATCTCCACAATCACTAAAGGAATTACGCAAATATTTTCAGGGCGGAGTAGCGCCAGCAGATAATAAAGTGTTAGACGGTATCGGTGCAGTAACCGTTAGACTAAGAAATGGAAGTTTAAAAATATTTGACAATTTAACCGGGTTATTAGACGAAATGAAGTCTTATAGATGGAAGATGACGGACGATACAATGTATGATGAGCCAGTTAAAGAAAACGACCACTTGCTGGACGCACTAAGATATGTTGTTTATTCAACGTATAAGAGTAACAACATAAGAAAGATACCTGTTCCTAAACCGATGGGGTGGTGAAATGTTAACAAGTTTAGATGTGATATCACAAGGTAAGTCTTTTCCACCTTTTACAGAACTGCCAAGGCTTGATAGATACAGGACTAATAAATTTCTATTTGATAATAAGCCACAAGCAGTATGGGTAGATTGGGCACGTAGATTAGAGGGCGACCAAGGTTTAGGCATGATGGTAGCTCTGAACTATCCACAACGCTTGTCTAAGCTGTGGGCTGATATGCTATTTGGAGAAACACCAAGGATAACCGTTTACCCAGAAACGCAAGATAATGTAACCGATATGACAAAGATGCTGCTTGCTTCAGACTTTTGGAACGTGTCTTATCAGGTTGCATTAGATGTTTCCAGATATGGCACTGGCATTTACAAGTTATGGTTAGACGGTGTTCCAAGGTTCCAAGCCATTCCTCCTCATATGTGGTTCCCAATAATTAATCCAAATAATATGCATGAAGTTGTAGCACATGTTATAGCTTGGTTGTCTAAAGATACTGATAATAGCGGAGACAATACGTTGTTGATGGAAATACATACTGCTGGCAAGATTGAATACAGAGCGTATAAAATGCACAGTGGCATTATCGGAGATGACATTACCGATTTAGTTTACGAAAACAGAGAAGAAGAGACTGGAGTTGATATACCGCTTATATTCCCAGTGCAGAACATAAGCGCTTCAGATAGTCCCATCGGGCAAGACGATTACGAGGCTATAGAACCTATTTTGTATGAACTTAATCAGAGGTTATCACAAATTGCAAGGATTCTAAATAAGCATTCAGACCCACATATGGCAGGACCAGAGACAGCCTTGGAGCAAGATGAAATGGGAAGATATGTATTTAGAGGTGGTGCTAAATACTTCCCATTAGAAGCTGGAGACCCGATACCACAGTATATAACTTGGGACGGTAAATTACAAGCTGCATTTGACGAGATTAAATTCTTAGTAGAACAGTTGTTTGTAATATCTGAGGTATCTCCAGTGCTGTTTGGCATGACTGAAGGTTCGCTTAGAACTGGTGCTGGACTACGTAAAGAGTTGATAGCTCCAATATCTAAATCCAACAGATTGAGAATGCGTTTTGACCCAGTGATTAGAAATATGATACTAACTGCTGGTGCGTTGTGGAACAAAGATTGGAAAGAGATAAACGTTAGCTGGCAGGAAGGGTTACCAATTAACGACCTTGAACAAGCTCAGATTTACACGATGCTATATAAGACTGGATTGGTATCTCAGGAGACTGCTGTTAAAAAGCTGTTCTCTTTGGATAGCCAAACGCTAAACGAAGAACTATCTAAGATAAACCAATCAGCAACGGTTAAAAAGGGCGATGCTGCAACGTTGATTGATAACAAATACGGCGTAGCAGCGGAAAGTGCTCTAAATGCAGTGCAAGGTGACGGGACGTTAAACACGGAAATTTAACATGCCACGCAGGAATAGAAGGAAGCACAAAGAACCAGAAGATTATTACGAAAACATCAAGTTGAAGAGAAAAGACAAGTTTTATCGTAAAAAGAGGTGGAAGAAAAATGGCAGAAAGAGTTAGCCATAAGCCTTGGGGCAGATTCTCAGAAAGTGATTATACATTGGAGCAGTTAGCTCGTGCTTCTTTAATACACATGCAAGAGCCACCCAAAACCAAGGCTGATTGCAAATTACCAATTAGAGAACCAGATGGAACTTTGAATGCAAACGGCATAGTAGCAGCTGCGATAAGAATACATCAAACAGATGCACCAATGGAAAAGAAANGCAAAGCAGCAAGGAAACTTGTATCTCTATATAGAAACGTTCTTAATAGAGAACCACCAGACAGCTTGAAAAGATTAGCTGGAATGTAAGTAATGCATGTGGTATAATTATTATTAGTAAAAATTACGCTGACAACGAGCGGTAAATCGTTGGAAGGAGGTTTATGATGGCAGACGAAGTTAAACAAGTCCAAAGCAGTAATGAGGTTAACGAAACTCAAGCAGTTAGTGAACCTATACAAGAGCAAGAAACTCCTAGGGTATTTACACAAGAGGAGTTAGAAAAGATTATTGCAGAAAGGCTTGAAAGAGAAAGAAAGAAATACAAAGATTACGACGAATTAAAAAAGATAGCAGAAGAGTATAAGAAGATGAAAGAAGCACAGATGACAGAAGAAGAAAAATTACAGAGCAAGTTAGCTGAATTAGAAGCGGCTGTGCTTGAGAAAGAGTTGGAGGTGCAGGAAGCCATGATTGAAAAAACAAAGATGAAAGTAGCGATGGAAATGGGCTTACCTGCTGACGCTTTAGATTTCATCTCTGGTTCTACAGAGGAAGAAATCAGAGAAGCGGCTGAGAAGTTTAAGAATTTACTTGGAGGAAATTATTCCAAGGTTGGTAAGCCTTCAGCTCCTGCAACAGCACAGTCTGGGTCGAAGGTATGGACACGTAGCGAAATTGAAAACATGTCACGAGAAGAACTAATACAGCACAGAGAAGAGATTAAACAAGCCATGAAAGAAGGCAGAATAATTGACAAATAAAGAGGTGAAATATAAATATGGCTAATGAAATTTTTAGTAAAGATACAAATGGAAACATTGTGCCCGGCACAATAGTTCCTAGTTTTTGGAGCGCAACATTATTAGAGGACCTTAAGAAAGAGCTGGTGTTTGGTTCTTTAACTAACTCTCAATACATCGGAGAAGTTAGATATGGTCAGTCTGTAAAAGTATTTAACGTATCTGGGGCCGACATTACAGACTATGATCCAGTAGATGGATTTGGTACTAGGTGGACTCCTAGTAGAGCTACCGCACAGCAGGTAACCACTTTAACCATTGACCAGGCTAAGGCGTTTCAGTTCTTTATAGAGGATCTAGAAGATAGGGCAGTACTAGTAGATCTAATGTCTGCAATAATGAGAGAAACTACATATAGTTTACGGGATACCGTAGACCAATACATAGCAGGTCTTTTTGAATCAGACGCCGGTAAATTTGCAGTTGATGGAACAGGTAATGAAAAAGGAGTAGATCTATCTAGCTCTTATACTTTTTATGACTTGCTAGTTGATGTTGACACTCTTTTAAACAAGAATAATGTTCCGAGATCTGGTCGTTGGATTGTCGTTCCACCAGAATTGAGAGCTCTACTGCTTAAGGACAATAGGTTTGTAGCCAACGCTTCATCTCCACAAGCTTATGTATCTTTGCTTAATGGAGAAGTTGGTCAGGCGGCTGGATTTACTGTTAAGATGAGCAATAACATTAAGCCTCTCTCCGGTGGGTTAAATGGATATATTCGTTTCTATGCTGGAACTAACGATGCGTTGGCATTTAAATATGATGTAGAAAAGATTGAAACATACAGACCTGAAAACAGATTTGCTGACGCTGTGAAAGGCTTGTTTGTATACGGAGCCAAGGTAATCAGACCAGTTTGCGTTTACAAAGTTGCAGTTAAACTACCTGTTCCAGAACCAGAACAACCAGGACAAGGTAATACTGGTGGTAATGGTGGTAATAGTTCATAATTACGTTTATCACATTATTAGCGGGAGCTGTCATGCGACAGCTCCCGAGATAAATGGAGGTTAAAATGGCAGTATTGTATGATAAGAAAAACAAGCATTACGTTTATGTAGAGGACGAAGAAGTTGAAACACTGATAAAAGCTTATGATTGGCTGGAGGTGGTCAGATGGCACTCACAATTGGCACCAACAGTTACGTCGACGTCGGATACGCAGACGAATACTTCAGAGCAAGAGACATCGACGGAACAGGAATCTGGAAAGACCTCACGAAAGAACAAAAAGAAGCAATATTAGTTCAAGCTGCATCTTTGCTTGATACTTTAATTTATAAAGGTGCCAAGAAAGACCCTAATCAGCCAATGGCATTNCCAAGAGTTCTAATGATTAAACACGGAGTAGAATTTGCAGCTGAGCTTTTAGACACTGGCTCCATTTATGAGGCTATCGCACAGTTATACCCACAAGAACCTTATATTTACAGGGTTGGAGATATAGAATATATTGACATTGGAACTCCAGAGATAATTAAGATGGCACAATGCGAACAGGCAAAGTATTTACTTGAAATGGCTAATGACCCGAGAATACAAGCTATTATGTCTGGAGTATCGTATGTAGCAG